TGACGCTCGTGCAGCAGTAGCAGAGCGTAAAGCAGCAGCAACAGCAAAAGCAGAAGCAGCGGCAAGGAGAGAATATATGCGTACTGGTCAAAGACCTCCAATGGGCGGTGCTGGTTTAGGCATCGGTAGAACTCGATAATTAATTTTCCCCTTACGATAGGACAGCAATGGCATTATCAATGGAGCAGGTAGCAGCACGCGTTCAAGCGCTACGCTACCGCAACAACGAGCGCGACCAGCGCAACCTTGACGTCCTTGCAGTACGTAAGGGTAAGATTGCTGAAGTCTATCCTGACTTCTTCCCAGACGGAGTAAATGCAAATGTCGTGGCAAATTTTATTGACATTGTTGCGCGTGACCTATCCGAAGTTATGGCACCACTCCCAGCCGTCAACTGCTCCGCAGCAAATCAAGTTAGCGACCGCGCTCGTTCTTTCGCGGATAAACGTACGCGGATTGCTTCTAACTATTTTTCTCACTCTGACCTTGCGGTACATATGTACTCGGGGGCAGACTGGTACATAACATATGGTTTCGTTCCGTTCATTATTGAACTTGACGAAGAAAGCAAGTTGCCTCGCATCCGCATAGAAAACCCACTGGGTGCTTACCCAGAGTTTGACCGCTACGGACGTTGTGTGGCATTTGCTAAGCGTTACATGATGACACTGGGCGAATTAGTAACTCAATTCCCTGAGTATGAAAGAGAACTGCTAGGTGGCTATGGCTACAAGCAAGACCTCAATCACCAGGTTGAGATGATTCGTTATTACGACAAAGACCAGTCAATCATCTACATCCCATCAAAAGGTGACTTAGTACTTTCACGTGCTAAGAATCCTTTAGGAAAAATGATGGTTGTAGTAGCACGCAAGCCATCTATTGATGGTGAGCTACGTGGACAGTTTGATGATGTTCTAGGTATTCAATTGCTGCGCAACCGCTTTGCGTTACTTGCAATGGAAGCAGCAGAGAAATCTGTACAAGCTCCTATCGTACTTCCGCAAGATGTTCAGGAACTACAACTTGGTGGAGATGCGGTTATCCGTACCTCTAATCCAGCAGGTGTGCGCCGTGTAGAATTACCTATTCCACAAGGTGCATTTACTGAACAACAAGTCTTAAATCAAGAACTTCGCGTTGGAACTCGCTACCCTGAATCACGTACAGGTAATGTTAGCGCATCAATCGTTACAGGTCAAGGCGTACAGGCTCTTATGGGAGCCTTTGATACACAGGTTAAGTCAGCGCAGGCAATCTTTGCTGCAGCACTTCGTGATGTAATCGGCCTTTGCTTTGAAGTTGACGAAGTTATCTATCCTGAAGAAAAGACCATTCGTGGTGTTGACTCAGGTTCACCTTATGAAGTTACATACAAGCCATCTAAAGATATCAAGCAGGACTATTCTGCGGATGTTCGCTATGGTATGCTTGCTGGTCTAAACCCTGCACAGGGTCTTATCTTTATGTTACAGGCCTTAGGCGGCAAACTTATCTCCAAGGACATGGCGATGAGAGAACTACCATTTACTGTTAACGTAACACAAGAGTTAGAAAAGATTGAGATTGAAGATATGCGTTCAGCACTTCTTGGGTCTCTTACGGCCTACACTCAAGCAATTCCACAGATGGCTACTCAAGGCCAGGATGCTTCTGAAGTAGTGCGTAAAATTGCGGCTGTGATTAAGGCGCGCCAAAAGGGACAAGCACTTGAGGATGCGATAGAAGCAACCTTTGCCCCACAACCGCAACCAGTTCCTCCTGCTGGAGTACCACAAGCGGTTGAGCAAATGTCCCCTGCTCCCGAAGGTGCACCAGCAGGAGGCACTCCTCTTCCACCGCAAGAAGCACCACAAGATATTCAAAGTTTACTCTCTAGCCTGACTTCAGGCGGGGGAGCAAATGCAAGCGTTCGTACAGTACAGCGCAGATAAACTAGGAGGGGACAATGACTACAATTATCGGCGTGCAAAGCACTGATGGTTGCACTATGGTCGCTGATAGCCTAGTAAGTGATGATACTGGTCGCAATTGGTCACATCCACAGATGACTAAAATTAATAAACGTGGAGAGTTTTTAATTGGTGGCGCAGGTGAAGTTGCTCCTTGTGATATAGCGCAACATATCTGGGACCCACCAGCCTTAACTGTTAAAGATAGAAAAGATGTTTATCATTTTATGATTGCAAAGGCTATGCCTTCGCTTCGTGAATGCTTAAAGGCTAATGGTTATAACTTTGATGAGGCACAAGATAAAGATTCTAGTTCTAGATTCCAATTCTTAATGGCCGTTAATGGTGAATTGTTTGATGTTGGTGATGATTTATCAGTAATGCGAAACGTTGATGGATTCTATGGTGTAGGTTCTGGTGCACAGATTGCACTAGGGGCCCTATATGCTGGAGCAGAAGCAGTAAGAGCAGTAGAAATTGCTGCTCAATTAAGTATTTTTTCAGAAGGACCCTTTCAAGTAGAGGTTCAATATTCTAAGTAGGAGGAAAAATGGCTGGAAATCAGAATAGTGGCGGTTATCGCCCAACTGCTCCGCAGAATAATCCTGCTAACATCTCAGCAACTGGTGGAAATGGACAAAGCGGACAAGGACAAGCCGCTCGTTACATCCCAGGTATGGCTTATGGCCAAGGACAAGCAACAATGCAGCAACAAAAATCTGCACCTATGGCTGCTGGACCACGTCCAAGCGCCCCATCCGCACTTAGACTTCCAAATGTAGTAGGATTAACTGAACCAACTATGCGTCCAGAAGAACCTATTACTGCAGGAATTGATATTGGCGCAGGCCCTGGTTCAGAAGCACTTACCATGCCTAACCAAATGCCAAACCAAGACCCTGATATTGAAATGGTTCGTCGATTCCTTCCTGCAATGGAGTTCTGGGCTAGTCAACCTGGTTCATCTCAAGCAACTAAAGACTACGTCGTGTATTTGCGAGGTGCTGTGTGAGTGTTTGGGAGTTTATGGGAAAGATTCAGCGCGAGCTGGAAAAGAAACCTACACCCCCAAAGTCACCAACTAGATATTCAGTAAGCGACCAGGGTCAAGTTTCAACAAATGTACAACAGGCTGCCCCAATGCCTACTCCTTCAGCTGCTCCTGCCCCTATGGGCATCCAAGGCACAGCAACATATGACCCAGGTTGGAAGAATCAATTTGGATTGACCTTTGATGCTGCCAAGAATCTTCCATCTAATCCAGGTGGCTGGAACAATGAAGTTGAAACTCTAAGAAAAGTTGGAGTTGATGTTGCAGATGCAACTATCGGAGCTGTAATTCGTAATACTCTTGGCCCTGTTGATAATGCTACAGGTGGTGCGCTTTCCAAAGCACTAATGTATGGAACTAACGAAGTTCGTTCCAACTATGCCTTTACTAGAGATTTAGAGAATAGAACCACAGGTATGGGCCTTTTATCTGGTCTATTAATGTTATCTGCTGGCGTAGGTGGCGGAATTTTAGGTGCTTTTGTTGGCGGACCTGTAGGTATATGGGCTGGTGCAACACTAGGTATAGCTGCTGCTGGACGTATTGGTAGAGAAGTATCCGAAACTGGTGCTCTTGGCAATGCATTTAAGACATCTGCTGATATAGCAACGACTAAAGCTGGCCAAGAGAAATATAACTTTGGCCGCGATACAGTAACAACTATCTCTGAGATTACTGGCTCTGAAACATTCGGTGACACTACCATGGGTATTGGAGCTATCACATCTGGTATCTTAAATTTTGGTTTTGAAATTGGAACATCACCTGATATTGGTGCTGCCAAAGTAGCGGGTGCTGCTGGACGTAGGGCATTTGTTGCTCCAATCAAGGAGACTGGTGGAAAATTTAGTTCTAAACTTCTTGGTCCTGTGTTCGAAGTACAGACAGCGGAGCGTTTAGCCAAGGATGTAGACCTACTTAAGCGTACTGGTGCTGGTGAAACAACCGTATACACCCCAATGTTTGAGTTCTTCAAGAGTCATACTCCTGGCGAATTGATGATGCGCAAAGGCTTTGATAATGAAGTTGGAATGTTCGCAGCCCAAGTACTTGCTGGTCAATCAGATGAGGTAATCTCTTTAGCCTTACGCGCTGGACGCGGAGATTTAGAAGCATTGGACACTCTTGCTGCACAACGCGCCGATATAGCAAATAATTTTAACCGTCTTAACGATGGTATCCG